CGAACGTTATCTTGCTCAGTAGAGCTGTAGTCTGCTCCTCGACCTCGTTATGTTCATTTGTTATGTGAACAAGCGCAGCAGTCATTGCAATAATCAAAGAGCTTGAATCAGCCCCGTCCTCGATAAGCCAGCAGCAAAAATCGTACACCTCCGAAGCCAATCTGCTTGCCTCTTGATCGTCATCCATTCCAAATCACCATAAAAAAGGCCCACGCATATTGCGCAGGCCAGTTGAGGAGGAGCATCGTAACTGGGAGATTGTCACATGCAATGACAGGTTAGCACTCTCCGACCTCGAAACCAAGCGCTAAATACGCCGCGCCGTCCAAACTGCTATCGCGATGCTGCCCATTCTTTAACCTAGCTATCTTGAGCAACGCCATCATATTGCATACATCTCGCGCGGAGACGCCATAACCTAAATAAGCCGACCACATATCAGCAATCGTCTGAAAATTCTTGCTTGGCTCTCCGTAATCCCGCGCCCTATCCCCATTCGTCAGGTTGATAGCTTCTTCCAGGACTTTGCTTCTCTCGTTCATATCATTTCCTCCTAGAACGGTATTTCATCATCAAGGCTTTTATTTGTAGTGATAAAATCTGCATCTGGAAAGGTTTCTTTGACCGATCTTACCATTCTATTCTGATGCCAGTATTGCAAAGCAATTCCGACTTCTCGCAACGTGACCAGCTCTAAATCTGGGCGCTGTTCTTTCACCGTCTGCCACGACCTCCCATCTCTCATAATGCCGTAAGCCTCTCCGTCGATATCAACCTCCCAAACATCAGTTGTCGCTCTCTGAGCGCCTGACGCCTCCGCTTCCTTATCCATCGCGACAAGACCTCTCATACAAATTTCTGCACGCTCGCGCACCATGGCTGGATCATTCTCTCTGAGGGCCAAATTCAGCTTCGACATCGCCGAGCCATATTTCATCGCCGTCTCTGCCGAAACCAACTCTGGCAGCATATCAATACCCCACTTCCGATCCATACCCAAAGCCAGCCGGTCTAATGGAGCCAAGGCGAAGTCCGACATAATCTGGTCTGGCTGTTTATCCCCATGCAGCAGCCGATCACTTTTCTTCTGACGAACTGGCCGCCGCGACTGCTGCGCCTTCCTTGGCTTCCTTGGCTTCTTCTTATTCACACCGCCGATATCCATAATCTTCCTCCAATCTTACCTTTTAATATTTCGCGGCTGTAGAAATGTAGAAACCCTAAAGGGATTTTCTACATTTTCTACACTTCTAGCCTTCTGTAGAAAAAGTGTAGAAAAGTGTAGAAATTGTAGAAAACACAACACTTAAAGCATTGAAAACAAATAACTTCGTCTTTTCTACACATTTCTACAAACACCCTAGTTTTAACGCTCCAAAAACACCCTTGTAGAAAAAGTTTTTTCTACACACTTATCCTTTGTTTTCATGCACATAGCATTTTCATTAAATTCTGCCTTCCTTGGCTGAGATCCAGCAATATCCATCATTTTGCGACATATATCCGCTCGCTAATAGGCCGTCCAAAGCCTTTTGGAACGCCGCCCTTGGGTTCGTCCCTCCTAGTTTCCCCTTCGCAAAGCTTGTGAAGTCTTGAACATCAATCGCCCAATACATCCCCGCCTCGGGCCATCCTGTACCGCCTGAGTTTGGACTTCCAATAGCGTCTTGGCGCATCTGATTGAACGCTTGTATTAGCGCAACCTGGTTCCTGCCCTTTGGTTTCTTTTTCTTTGCGTCTTGAACATCCAATGCGTCGGCTGCCTCGATTGTACAGGTCGTTACAGGGTCGCCGTCTGCGTCGCTGCCTAACTCATGCACTTTTAACTGGAATACAATCGGAGGCCTTGGCTCCACGTCTCTCTGCTTCGTCGCTGTTGCAGTGCGTAGGCCTTCGCTGTTTTCCAGCTCAATCTCTGTATCTGTCGCGGCTCTGAGACTGCTGTGGCCCCGAGCGCCTTGCGCTGTATCCTTGCCCGAATGATGGACGATTGAGGCATGAGACTTTGCAAAATCCCGCAACGCATCAACATTGTTAATAAAGGCCGTCATATCCTCTGGCCCGTTTTCGTTGCCACCCGCCATCGCTCTTGACAGCGTATCTACAAATATAGCCGCCATTTTGCCATGCTCTTGCTCTATTTCTTGGCATAGCTCCGCGATTAGCTTTACATCTGCCTCTGGCCTTAATAAATCAACCGGCGCTGCGCGCACTGCTAAAGGAACTTTGTCCATCTTGTGCGCTTGCATCAGCGCATAAACTCGGTTTCTGAACGCGTTGCCGCCTTCTGTCGCGAGGTATAGCACTGGCCCCTGCCTAACCCTGCAACCCTGCCACGGCATTCCCGCTGCAATGTGGAAAGCTATATCTAACGCGAAAAACGACTTCCCCACGTTTGAAGGGCCATAAATTACGCTCATTTGCTCCGCACCGAGCCACCCTTTAACTAAATAGCTTGACGATAGCACTGGCTGCGCCTCTGCTGCCCAAAATATATTTTTCTTTTTATCGGGCGTTGGCTCTACCAGCGTGTCCGGCTCAAAGCTGATGTTTTGTATCGCCTGTTGCGGCGTTATTTGCGGCTCAGGCGTCCACCCTTTGGCCCTCGCCCCATCAATCGCCTGCTGCACTTCTCTGCGTGTATCGTCTATGTCAAACGGCGGCTGCGTAAATTTATCTGTTATGGCGTGGATCTCTGCATCGCCTAAACCTTTTGCAACATATGAGGCGACGAGGCGCACAACGTTATGGTGCCAATCGTCGCCTGACATAATCGCCTGCTGCGCCATTTCCCTGTCCATAGCTTGCTTGCCCAGATCAATGCTGAACGCCACCTCCGCTTCTTTCTCAGCTTTTGGGAATGCACGCATCATGCGCTCGAACGGCACTGGGTCTCTGTCTGTTGAGAACTCCGTGCGCATTGTCACGATTTCGTCTGTGTAGCCCTTCTGGCGCTTCTTCTCGCTCGGCCACGACACTGTGCCGGCCACACGCATGATCCTGCTAGGATTTATAACCACCTCATCTGTCTGAAGGCTCTGTGCGATCGACTGCTGCACCTCACGCCACGCCTGTAGGTTGCGAACTGGCTCTTCCAGCCTCCAGTAGCAGTGACCGCGCACAAACGGCTGCGTGCCTGTCTTTACCGACATCGTGAACTTTGGCCCAGCAAACGACAGTATATTCTGCATTGCTCCATCTGTGTCTGCGTCTGCAAAATTGAAAAACGCGGCCATGATATCGTCGTCTTTCGCGCCCTTTCCTGCGTCTATATTCTCTGCATCAACAGGATTTATGCACATATAAACGTTGCGCCCAGCGCTATTCATTGCCTCTGCGTGTTGTACTGCGTCGTCTAGCCAATCCAGTGCGAACCTCGCCACATTTGGCGCGCCATGCTCCTGCAATGCACGCAGCTCAATCATTGGGTTGCCGTCCAGATCATCCCAGCCTTCAGTGATTGTCTCTATGAATTGTTTTATTTCTGTCGGCTGTGCTTCTAATGCTGCCATCATTCCGCCACCCGCTTGATGTAATCTTCCACATCATCTTGCCGGTCAATCGTCGCAAGATTAGAAACAAATTGAGCCACATCAGCCCGACGCCAGCGTGTTGCTCCGCCGATCTTTAGCGGTTCTGGAAAGCCCTCAATGTCCTTCAGCCATCCCCACACCGTTGTGCGTGCTACCGACAACAGTTGCGCCACCTCAATGTCCGATAGTAGCATGTGTAATCCCCCGTCATTATGTCGTTACTATATGCGGCTATATGCAGCCGCATGTCAATGAGCGGCAGTCTCCCGCCGCCCACATTAGCAAGTAAATTTATTAAAACTCCGCGTCTTTAACTTGCGCTGAAGAAGGTGGCGCTGCCGGAGCTGGCGCTGCTGCTGGAGCTGCTGGCTCCATTGCTATACCAGCCTCGACGCCATCTTTGAGGCAGTCAGGACGTTCAACCCATTCCACAATTTCTAGGATCGGCACGACTGTCGAGCCTTTTTGGAACTGCACAAACTTTGCTTCTGCCAGCTTTACCTTGGGCAAGCTTTTTGAGTCTGGACGTTGACCGAGCAGAGGTGCAAGCGCCTCTAACGACTGCCACGCTGCTGCCCCTGCCTGCTCCCAAGTGGCCGTGTTGCCGCCACCTGTTGCACAATTTATTGAGAAGCCTTTCTTCCAGTCGTCTCCTGGTTTTTGCATCATTTGGTTGACTGACGGGTTCCAGTTCCATGACGGTGCAACACCTACTGCGCCCTCAGAATGTTGCCACCCCTTTTTAAGCGCATCTATATCCATAATGAAACCTGACGAAGCATCATACGGCACTTTCTCACCGCCATCGCGGATATAAAATGATCGTGCCGGAACGCTTCCGTCGCGTGTGCCTATTGCTGACCATGCCAGAAACGGGCCTGATCCACCACTTGAACCTAAATCTAATTGAAACATTGTTGTCGCCTTTCTAGTTGACGTGTTATGCCCGATATTGGGCGTTTGCACAGCTACATGCCGTACATTTCAGCGCGGAGAGCCTCGGAGCCTGACCAATAGAACGTGTTTGGGTTTACTGGAACAATAGCCCTTGCTGTTTCCGCATCGCAGACAGAGAGGAATTTCTCTAGCCGTGCAATTTTTGTTTTGGCTTTCGCCAGAGTTTCGTTTACGTCGCCGTCTTCTAACAGCGCAGTTTTAGCCTTGCTGACGTACAGGAACTTGACGCCGTAGTTGCCCATCGCTTTCTGATAGATGCAGCGCTGCAACTGATGCTCTGCTGACATCACCTTCGTCATTCTGTTCGTCGTTTTGAGATCGATCACCAAACCACGGTCAGGGAACACAAGGTCAAGGTAGCCAATGACAGGGATCTCCCAGCCCTCGCCTTTCGCCGTAATGCTGATCTTGTTTTGACCGCCCTCTTCTGGAAACTCTGGCTTGCCGTAACCCTTCAGAGCCTCTACAGCATTCTCGACCATCGGAGCGATCACGTCTCGCTCCTTGGTGGTTCTCTCGTCTGCAATAATGAAGCGCTTGTCGAACTTCTCTAATGCACTCTTAGTGGCGTCTCTGAGGCTCTGTGCGCCTGTTAGGGCTGAAGCTACTGCAGTTTCCGAACATATGCCCCTCCAAGCGGCTGCCCCCATAGGTGTACGTTGTTTAAACAGATAGCTCATTACCCACACGTCCGGTGCGTTCGACCAGAGGTTGATGCTGCTTGCAGATAGGTGCTTGATGCCGTGTTTTTCAAAACCGTTCATTCCAACACCTCAAAATCTTCTTCATCTTTAATGCTGTGTACCATATCAATTATCGCGTGCAGATCTGCTTTAGTTCCGAAGCCTTGTGCATACGCTTTCATTGTGTGCGGCCAAAAATTTACCTCGAAACCGTTTATGACTGCTTGCACATGCCAAGGTGATTTTTCGTAGTTAGCAAAATAAAGATCAGAGCGAATGTCTGTCGCATCAATAATGGTTTCAAAATCTAAAAGATTTTCATCATGCACTAAATGTTTATTAAATGCATCTCGGTAGTTGTAAGTTTTCATTTACTTACTTCCTTTCCATATAACGCAATTAGCGTGGCTTCTGCGCGTCCATCATCCTTTACACGACCAAACCGACTAGCCTCGGCTGGAAACCTGTTCATCGCAAGGCTGCGCGCAACACCCTTATCTCTGCTCAGACCAAAATGCCGCTTCCAAGTAGACGGCGTGACCATGTGCATCGGCGTCTTTGTTGCAGCCAGAGCCATTTGCAGCGCTCCAAACTGCTCGCCAAAGCGGAACATGGACGACACGCCTTGGCCCTTCATGGCGGCAACTTGCTCTATGTAAGCCACACGTGGCCCATCGCCCTCTGGCTCTAAAATATCTAAAATGCTGTGCATGTTTAGGATCGTTTTGCCCTTTGGGTTTTTCATTGTCGGCATGTCATGCACTTCAATGTCACCCGTGATCGGCCAGTAGAGCGTAATCGCTCCTGTATAGCCTGGGTCAATGCCATAAATCAGCATCATCAAGCCTTTACAGTATGTTCTGCAGTCACACGCTGCTGAAATGCAATTTGCATCGCGCAGTAGCGCAGATACGTTGCGAGCGGCATACCAGCTCGCTTTGCGGCGGCTGTCAAAACGTCGTGTTGGTCGTCGGTCAACACTACTCGGGACTCTTTGCGATTTTTCATTTCTATCTCCTTTTGGTTTATTTGAGCATATAGGACAAAAATTGTACGTCAAGGGGGTTGTATTAGGATTTTTGTTGGATTAGGCTATGTGTGTTGTTTGCGATAAAGCCACAAATAGTTTTTCGCAAACTTTGCAAAGGAGGAATGCAACATGGAAAAATTTTGGGAAGATTTAGATTTAATGCGTAGGCTGTTCCGCTACGATCCAGACAGCGGTTTGATATATGCGTGTGATCGGCTAAGTGAGGATTTCTTTGACACTGGCGCAGGCAGTTCATTTGTAAGTGCTGCTGGTTCAGCTTTGAGATATAATACTCAACATAGTGGTCGATTAAGTTTTAACTGCCGTGTGAGCAATCACAAAAGTACGTGCGATTACCTTGTTGGGTCTGTTAGCTATAAAGGTGTCAGTAAAAATTTATTCGCACACCGCGTAGGGTTCTTTTTGCACCACGGCTATTATCCAGTATGGCCTAACTCAATAGACCACTTAAACCGAAACGGCTGTGATAACAGAATTGTAAATTTGCGCGAAGCAACTGCCAAAGAGCAATCTTTAAATAAAGGTTTAAGCAAAGCAAATACGTCTGGGTTTGCAGGAGTGAGCTTTATTAAGTCACATGGAAAGTGGCGCGCATCTGCAAATATTAATGGAAAGAAAACGAACTTAGGTACGTTTGTTGATATTAAAGATGCTGTTGCGGCTAGGAAGGCGGCTATGAATGTCTAACAAACAAAGAATTGATGACCTTAAGGGTTACATTGACTTCATGTCACAATCGCTAGAGCGCTTAGAAAAACGGTATCAGGGCGTTAGGCCGAGCTGGGTATCGGCTGACCTAGCCGTCGATGGCGCTAGTCTAGCACGCGCCCGTAAAGAATTAGAGGAATTGGAGGCAGATAATGAAACCTGATATGCGGAAGCCACAAACTGAAAAAATATGGAAAATGACTTTGGCAGGCATGACTGCTCCAGCCATTGCGCAGGAGTTGGGTGTGAAGTTCGCCTTGGTTAATTCGGCTGTGCGGAGGGGTCGAGAAAACGGGGTCGTCCCGCGACGAAAGCGTAAGAACCCGCTGAAGCATGGCACTAAAAATCACATGCGATTAGGCTCTATATCGTATATTATTAAACAACTCAGCGAAGAACAGCTAGATTGGCTGATTATTAATGCATACAAATGTGAGTGCGAAACGGTTTCAGAATACATTTTAGAAATCGTTCGTGACGCATTCTTTGAGGAAGTAGAGGTAAACAAAAATGAACAAGCTTGATAAACTGCGCGAAATGCTGCGCGAAATGGAAGACAGCGTATTTGGTGACGTTTTAGGTGGCTTGGCTTTGATGTTTACGCTTTACGCGATATTGGTTTTTGCTGTGGTGTTGTAATGTCGAACAGGAAAATATCTCCAGAAGACGAAGCGGTGCTAAAATATCTACGCAGTCAGGTCGATAGATTGCAGGATGAGCGTCATCGAATGAAAGCTCGACCTTCAATCCCAAACGAACTGCATATTGCAGTCCGAGATTTGCGTGAATTTACAGAAAAGCTACGCAAGGCTGGCAAGAGAATTTAATCTAGGCTTGCTATCCACTGCAAATCTGCATCCTGATTTTCTTGCGTAAACTCATCTCGGTGTAGAGAGTAGCGTGGCATGTTGCTCTCCTCCAAAAACCTAACAAGCGGCTGGTCGTTTTGTATAGCGACCAGCGCAAAGATATCCGCCTCAAAGCTACTATGGTAAAATTTGTACTTGTGACCGGCCAGTTTTGTAGCTGTCTTGACCTCCACACGCAGAACCCGACCACTGTCGAGCGTGACGTGTAGATCACAAGCGCCATCAACCCTCGCAGCCTCCAAGCCAGACCTTTCGATCAGGTACGCCACAAAATGCTCCCCCGCACGGCCTGTGCGTGTCTTGCTGCTGGTCACTTTCTTATTCCGAGCAGATTGCCTGCCGCGTTTCGTTGTGCTGCACGATCTGGCGTAATAGAGCTGGGTCTGATTTCGCCAGCGCATCGACTACAGACTGATCCCCAAACATAATACTCTTTGATAAATCACAATATGTGTCACCCGCGATTGTCGTTCCGCACCCAGCCATAAGCACGGGCAGCGATATCATCATCATCCATTTCCTGTAATTCATCCTGCAACTCCTTTGCTGTCAGCAGTTTGTCCAGACGGTCATCCTTGATTTCGTACTCTAAAGTGTCCCTGCCGTCTGCTCGGCCACG